TCACTGGATTTAATGGTGCTCGTGATATGATGACTAAAGCAGTCAGCAACCAATTATATGAAAAAGATTTAGTAGTTACTCAAGGACCAGCAATTGCTGGTACTCAAGGTGCACCAGATATTGATTATGGTTTATCTGGTAATCCACAGGCATGTTCTGATGTACAATCTAACATCATTACATTAACAAATATTTTAACAAGTACTATTAGTGCTGGTAACCTTAATAACCTTGCTACTGTACAGGTTACAGGTACAGTACCTATTTTCAATTATAATCAAGCATTAGAAGAGTGGCAAGATGATAGTATTCTGGATCTTTCTAACCCAGATAACGTTCTTTATAAGTTTAACTCATCTGTTGGTGGTGCTATTGTACCTAGAGGTTGTTCTCTAATAGGATATGACCTACGTAGAACAATTGTTAGACCATTGTATGTTCCTGATTGTGTAGATGGAGATCAACCTAGGTCTTCTGTCTTTAATCTAACTGGTGGTTGCTACTTGTGGCAGTTTACTATTAAGGATGGTGATTTATCTACAAATTCACCTCTTTATGATGCTGCTGATAATGTAGGTAAGGTTTATAATAAGAAAGGTGACTACTCATCACTATCAGTTCCTGAATATTCTCACCATAAGCTCACTGTGATGACTTATGCTGGTAATGATGAATTAGATTTATACTATACGAAGGTAGGAAAAGCATTTGCACAGTTCCAACCTACTATAGATGATGGAGAATTTGATGCTCTTGTACAAGAAACTAGAATTGTTGGTCCTCTATCTGATACTAGATCAATTGAGAGTATTAAAATTGAAGATAATGCTGGTGGATCATCTTCTACATTATCTGTCACAACCAAGATTGATCATGGTTATTTCGTAGGTCAGTACGTTGCTGTACTTAACACTGGATTATCTACTGAAGTTAATGGTACATGGAAAGTAACTTCAATTGATTCAACTAACGATAAATTATTCACATATGAGATACCAACTAATGCTGCTGGTCTTGGATTAGTATCTGGTGCTACTTACACTGCTGCAGCAGGTCAATTAGGATCTGGTGCTCTTATACAAGCAGAGATTGACTCTGTTGAATCAGCATCTCCATACGTATTCAACTGTTCTATCAGATCTACATGGGGTATTTGTGGTATGTGGGCAGATGGATCTATGGTAACTGGATTCAAGTCTATGGTTGTTGCCCAGTACACTGGTGTATCTCTACAGAAAGACGACAGAGCATTCATTCGTTACGATAGATTTAATAATACATGGAATCAAGCATCATTATCTGATGCATTTGCTACTGTTCCATATCATACTAAAGGTGATGCATTCTGGAAGGATGAGTGGAGAAACTTCCATATCAAATGTACTGATGATGCATTCATTCAGGCAGTTTCAGTATTCGCTGTTGGATACCATAACCACTTCTTATTAGAGTCTGGTGGTGATATGAGTATCACTAACTCTAACAGTAACTTTGGTAATACTTCACTTCACTCTAAAGGATTTAAAGGATTTGCCTTTAACCAAGACAAGGGTGGATACATTGATGCTATTATCCCACCTAAAGTAGTTAATACTTCTGCTACTGCAACTGTTAAGCAACAGTACTATACATTAGATATTGAGAAGTCTAATGATCAGTCAAACCATACAAAACTATATCTTGCTGGTGATGAAAATCAGAATCCTGCAGATAGACCTGCTGCTAACATTGGTGGATATAGATTAGGTTCCAAGTCAGGTGAGCAACTCTATGTTAATTTACAATCACCTGCTGCTGGTGGTAAGCAAACATATCATGCTGAACTATCACCAAGTGGATGGACATCATACACTGCTTCACTATCAACATTAAAACCTGCTGATTTCAATACTTCATTTGAAATTGGTGGTGATGCATCTGATGATTTCAACACTGCTCAAGATGCTGCAACTCTTATTGAAAGGAATAAGGATTGGATTGCATCTGAAACATATGGTTATATTACAGCAAAATATCCAGCACTTTTAACTAATCCTGCTATCACTATCACCAAGTGTGCAAGAGATATTGGATACTTTGTTGATGCTGTTGTTAAAGATTTACGTGTTGGTGGTAACATCAATAGTATTAATGCTGGTGAATCATATATTCAAGGCAATACTCTTAACTACATTACCAATGAGTTATCAGAAACATTAGATGCTATGGATCACGCCAAACGATTGATGTTTGGTGCAATGCGTAACTTTACACTTCTAATTAAGAATTGTACCTTTACACAAAATAGTTCCAATGTAATTGTTGGTGATACTTCTGGACTAGTATCAGGAATGACAGTTACTGAATATAATCAGTCTGACTTTACTGAAGGATACGTTAATACAAGTGCTACAAGTGCAGTTGTGAATAATATTCCTGGATCTAATCTTGTTATTGATCAGGTTATTAATGCTACAACAATTAGTATAAAGGATAGAAGTACTGGTAATCCATATACTGTTACATCTGCTGGTACATCAACTGCTTGGTTGTACTTTAAGAATACAGCCACTTATGCTACTGAATCCCAGTATACAGATGAGACCATTACTATTGATACACAGTATCCAGAGTGTACAAATATTGCTAGTGCAATACAAGGTTACTACGATACTTTTAATCTTATTGTATCAGGTAATGCATCATCAATAACAAGAGTAGAAGCAATTATTAATTCTTCTTCATTGTCTGGTCGTGCTACAGTATTCACTGTTTCTACTGGTGGTGGTCAATCTGACCCACATGGATGGACAACTGGTACACCTGTAAGACTTGTACCAAAAGCAAATTATGCTGTAGATAAGAGAGTTGTAAGACTTCCAGTAGGATTTGCTACTAACCAAATCTATTATGTAATTGCTCCAGGTAGAGAAACATATCCAAAGACATGGCATGGAGCAGGAAAAGAATTTGATAGAACAAATTCTACAAAATTACTGCTTGCTGCATCAAAAGAAAATGCTGCTGCTGGTATCTACATCTTCTCTCCAGAAACAGATTATATTGATGCTGGTGTAGATGTAGAGATTCAACAGTATGTACTAGATGATACGTATGATCTACATCGTTATATTTGTAACGTAAGTGGTACTAATATCGAAACAGATATTCCACACGTATTTGATATGCCATTAGATGCTGTATCTGTACAGAAAATATTCTTTAAAACTTCTGATGATGCTAGTTCTCAACTACCAACTATTGCTGGTGGTGGTGTAGTAGATTCTACTACTTATTACTATCCAAGATGGGTAACGAAGACCAAGTTTAGTGTTCATACATCAGAGTCAGATGCTAGAGCAGGTGTTAATGCAGTAGTATTTACTGCTAACAGTGGTAGTGACTTCCTAGCATATAGTAATAAAGTAACCAGTCCTTTAAAATATGATGCAGAAGTATATCAGCGTTGGTACTTAAGTGTTGAACCAGATTCTGTTGGTGGTGCTGATCCAGATAATATTCTGACTAGATTCCATGCTGCTGACTTCCTAGATGGTACTGGTAATTTCTTTACACCTGACACATGGTTTGAGAGACTAGAGGATGATAGAACTCCTGATGATCGTATCTATCGTTTACGTTATGTTATTCCATCATACTTACAGAACGTAAGAGAACCACTTAATGGTTATGTCATTAAGACAAGAACAGATGATAGAAGAAAATTAAGACCACAGAAATTCTATCTAGAACCATTTAGTAATGGTGCTCCAGATGTTGCTGAATTTACTAACCCAGCACGTCCTGCTGAACAGTTAGGTTTATCTTTAACAGATCTTGATAGTGCAGGTGTTACTGATTTAGACAACGATAATCTATTCTATGATGCATATAATAATGGATTGCAAATTGAATTTGATAGTAAAGTTAAGGTAACAATTCAAAGTGCAAAGACAGTTCAAAATAACTTATCTGATGATAGATTAGAACTAACTGTATTTGATCATACTGTTGACAATGCATTACTCAAGAATGAGCAATTTGTAATTATTAAGATTACACCACCTCAAGGTGCTGGCATACAAACAGATCTACTTAATAACACTGAAACTAACTTTGTAACATGGACTGGTAATAATACAGGTACTGGTTATGTTCATGCATATTATACAGATGCTATATCATCAGATGATTATGTCATACTTAAGAATATAACAGGAAAACTTGAATATGATGCGAGTCTTACTACAACATTCACACAATCTAATGGAACGTTCTGGTTACTAAATGGTAATCCAGATGCTGCTGGAACAACTGATGATAAGTCAAGATCTAGTCTTTCTAATTATCTTTATAGAGTAGCAGGTGCTAATGTATATACAGTCACTCCTGGTGATAAGGTAACTACACCAACAGGTCATACTTACACGATTGCTGGACTATCAGACGTACCTGAAATCGAAGATACATTCTACATCTTTAATAGTGAAACAATTCAAGAAGTTATTCCTAACCAACAGGAAGGTATCTACTACTTAACATGTGTACGTGGTAATATCTCACCATTCCCAACAGGTGCTGGTGTAGGTAATAATTTCCAGAACTATAAGTTCTCACAACCAATATCTAATCTATATCCTTTAAACTATAAGAATGACCCCTTATGGTTCCAAGTTCAGGTAGATGGATCTAGAGATACAACTAAACTTGATCCACCAGCATCAGTTGCTGCTGCTCACAACTACATTCACGGTTATGTAACCCTAAACGATAGTAAGTTCAGTGAGACTAAAGAAGCAGTGGTTGATCTATTAAATACTGATCCTTTAGCACCATATGAATATACTAATAGTACATCTGATTTAGCAAGTAATGTTATTGATAATAGAATTCAAGCACAGTCTGGTAATGCCTCTATAGGTTCAGAGAACAGACAGATTTCTATTTCTGGTGACTCTGCATATCCATTAGAAGGTAGATTCTATGTTGAATTAAGAAGACCATCTATTGCTAGATCTGGTAACCATACGTTTGAATACCTTGGTTTTGGTCCAGGTAACTACTCAACTGGTTTCCCTGTACGTCAGGAAGTTGTTCTTTCAGACAAGCAAGATTTCTATGCTCAAGCAAAACGTGAAGATGGCGGTATAGTCTTCTACACAGGTCTAAACTCCAACGGAGACCTTTATATAGGTAACAAGAAGATCAACGCTATTACAGGCGAAGAGACCTTCCTTGAGCAAGCATTACTTGTTGAGACAGAAGATGATGATGATCAGATCGGTGTATTAGTAACAACATTTGATACTGCTGTTACATTCAATGATAAAATCACTGTTGAGGGTAGTGCATTCTTCCAGAATCCTGTAAAGATCAACGTTGATCCTTCTGTTGGTGATTCTTTACGTATAACAAGTTTAATTGATGCTTCAACTGGTGATCCAACACTTTCACGTCAAAGTTTCAGGAATAATGAAGATGGTGACATTGTTCTAACCCAGAACCAAGTTAATGCTGCTGTCTTTGCATTCAACCCAAGAGGAAATCAAACTGATCCAGGTCAGGTTTATACTATTAAGACGCATTACACAGCTGGTTCTCCATCAAATATTACACCTAATCAAAGTGCATTAGTTGCTAATGGTGGTACTGCATTCTATTCTTCACAGAATATTACATATGGTTCTGCTAATCCACCAGTAGATGGAGATATTCTTCTTAAAGGTAGGGAAATAGGTAAGTCTGGTTCATGGGGATGGATCTATGCAAACTACTATACAGAGATTAATGATTCTAATATCAATAAGGTAACTGCTGATAATACTACAACAGTAGAGATTGAGTGGGCAGTTGGTACTAGTAATGCTGGACTTGGTGTTCAGGTAGGTAATTTAATACGTATTTCTAACTTTAGCAATACATTTATAAATGGTATCTGGACTATTACCGAGGCAGATCAGGCAGGTGTTGATAGTAATAAGTGTAAGTTTATAGTATACAACGCAATTGGTGCTGAAGTATTCGACTGGGTATCACAAGGTGCTAGTGCTAAAGTAGAGATATCTAGTTCTAGTTGGAAGGAACTGGGTGTAATTGGTGCTGAAGCATTACGTACAGAAACAGATGTACCAGGTGATCTCAAGTTAGGTGTTAACACCATTGCTAGAATGGCAATTGAGGGTGCTTTAACTGGTCATGTAAATGATGACACACATCCTCGTGCTAACCTAGATGTTGTTGGTAATGCATTCATTAGTGGTAAGACATTAATAGATGGAGCAACTAACAACTACCTTGCTGAATCATCGAATAACAAGACATACTTCGATGTAACAAATGCATTCTTGGTTGGTGGTGATAGTTCCACTCCAAATAATCTTGCTACATTACGTGTTTCTACTGCTAACGGTGGACGTGTTGGTATTAATACTACCATTGGTTTAGCAGCAGAGAATGAATTAGATAAAAACTTGGTTGTTGTTGGTGATGCAAGATTTACAGGAAATGTTCAAATAACTGATGATTTAAGTGTTGATGGTGGAGACATTAACAGCACTGCTGAAACATTTAATTTCGTTAATACTTCAGATTACTTCATTGGTTTAAACAATGCAGAATCTATTATAATAGGTAACAACACTACTAGTACACAATCAATAAGCATTGGTAACAGTGTTGCTGATGATAAAACCCATACATTTAGAATGGGTGCTGGTGCTGGTACTAGTATACTTGAGATACATAAGAACACTAAAAATGGTATCGTAGATATTGCTAGTGCTGCTGATGAGGTAACAAGTAGTTGTAATATCACTATTGGTGGTGCTGCTCCAAATCCTGCTAGTTCGACACTAATTGGTACATATCAGACAAAGACTGCTGGTACATTAGAGATTGGTACTTTTGCTGGTACATCCGAGACACGTATCTTTACTCAAGCAGGTAAGGTTAATGTATTTGATGGTACTGATACTACTCAACTAACATTAGGTCTTAACGCTTCTAAACTTGAGATTGGATCTCTTGGTGGTAATACTACTGTAAGGAATAGTCTTAACATTCTTGCAAGTACAACTGGTTATTCTGACATCAAACTTGTTGGTGGACAGAAAGCAGGTATCATTGAGATAGAAAGAGGTATGTTCAAAGCAGGAACCTCAACACATGTTGTAGGTTCTCTTGAAAATCCTAACGTAGACTTCCTTAAGTATAGTAATACAGGTAAGTTGATTGATACACAGGGTGTTGGACCTTGGGGTGGAGAAACTTATCTACTTGAAGCAGGTCAAATTGCTAATTTTGATAATGTTTCTCCAGCAGCAAGTTCTGATTGGGTTGCTAATACTACATACTCATTCTTATCACCTACAGGTGGATCTGGTACTGGATCATTATTCACAGTCAGCATTGATGGTAATGGAACTGCTACTGTTGTATTAGATGCTTCAGGATCTGGTTATACAGATGATGATCTTCTTACAATATCTGGTGCTGATTTAGGAAATCCATCTGGTGCTAATCTTACATTTAGAGTTAATGGTGTTAATGATGCTGGTGATTTGTATGTTTTACCAATAACACAACCTTCTATTAATGACTTTAAGATTGGTGACTTACTACTAATCGAAAGAGGTAATATAAATTCTCCTGATGGTACGGATGCAAATGGTGCAACAGTTGCTAAAGACGAGGAGCAGAATGAGATAGTTAGAGTTGAAGGATTAATTAACATTACTAATCCTACTGATCCAGATGGTTATAGATTATCAGTTAGTCGTGGACTTGATGGTACTACAAAGAGAATTGATCACCCAGATGATTGTGTCATTGCTAAACTTGATAAGCAAGTTAACGCAACATTTATTACAGGATTTGACCTTAATAACAATGGTGAGTTAGATCCTATATCAAGTCTCTTGATATCTGATTTGGATATTAATACTCTAGTTTCTGATGATTCATCTATTCTAACTATCAACTGGGGTAATGGTAAGACTAATGCTGATTTAAGTATTGATTATGGTGAGTCTATTGCTATCAGTGGTAGTACAATATCAGAATTGAATGGTGAGTGGATTGTACAGAGTGGTTTAACTCCTTCTGGTACATCATGTACAGTTAAGATAGGAGGTGATCTTGCTGCTGCTACAGTACTCTGGAGTAGTCAACCAACAGAAGCAGAGATGAGAATCAAGAGTGCTTCTAATCTTGTTGATGATACAGCAGATGTAAGGATAGGTGTTGCAGAATTTGGTGGAGTTTTAACTACATCTGATTATCTACTGCTATCTGATGCAGAGATAGTTAAGGTTAAATCTCTTATCAGTACAGAGGTTAAATCTCTTATTATAACTGATGGTGGAGATCCAGAGAATAAGACCTTTGAAGTACAATCATTAACAGGAAATACCATACTACAAGGCAACTTGGGTGTTGGTCAAGGATATAATAAACTAACAGTTAATGGTAATACTGGTGATACCACTATTGCTGGTAAACTAACCATTGAGAATACATTTACTCTTAATGGTTCAGTAGTAGAGGATACAGAATGGTTTAGATTAACAAATGGTGGTGCAACTGGCATTCCATTAAGAACAACTCTAGAAGTTGATACTGCAACTGGTGATCTCACAATTAATGGTGGTGATATTGATATCTTTGGTGAGGATGGTACTACACCAAGATTGACCTTTGATAATTCATCTGGTGACTTTACTACCTATGGTTCATTCTCTGCTTTAGGTACAGGTACAAGTACATTCGGTGGTAGTATTACTACAACAGGTGATCTTACCATCAATGGTGGTGATCTAACAATTAATTCTGGAGGCAATAAGATCTTCAGTGTTGAGAATGACGGTGCTGTTAATATTGCTGGTATATCTAACTACTTCACCCAGACAGGTGGTAGGAAGTGGGAATACTCTGCTAATTTTGAAATTGATGCAGAAGTCAATACAAATTATGTGTTAGATGTTTCACAGAATACAGTTGTTAAACTACCACAGAATCCATTAATCGGTGATATGATTCGTATCATAGATATAGGTGGACTCTTAACATATAATTTGTCGTTGGTTATTAGAGCAGCAACAAATGTTAGAGTACAAAACGCTAGTGATAATACAGGACAAGCAATGTTATCAGGTAACACTGCTGACTTAAGTGCTTATGATGGTGGTGAACTAGTTGTTCAAACTCCATTTGCTGGATTTGCATTGTTATACGTAGGAATTAGTACACCTGATGGTGGTAGTGCTGCTCCTACATCTAAATCTGGTTGGTATCTAATAGAAGTATAAATGTTTTATCAAGAATCTAAAACTGCTAAAGGAGCAGCTATTGGTACAATTATGCCATGGGGTGGAGGTATAACTTCTATCCCTAAAGGTTGGATTATATGTGATGGACAATTTGCAGATGCTTCAGCATATCCTTTATTAACTCAAACTATTGGTGACACATATAATACTGGTGTTAGTTCGTTAGGTGGTAGTTTTCCATCATATTCAGGAACAATTAAGATGCCAGATCTTAATCAGAAAACATTGATGGATATAGAGGAGGCATATTTTGCTGGTGGTGGATCACCTACTGGTAGAAATGCTGATGAGGATACTGATGCAAGAACATTATTATCACCAAAGATAGGTACACATGAAAGTCAATCTATTACTACAGCATTTACTGATGTTTACACTGATATAGTATTCACTCTTCCTGCTACTGATGCTACAGGATATCAGGGGAGAATTATAGGTAATACTAAAATAGATGGTGATGGGTTTAAAACACTTTACATAGGACCAAGAAAACTTGGTAGGAAACATATAGCAAGGCATAAACATCCTGGATCATATCCCACTATACAACAAAATAGTGCAACACAACCAGGACAAGGTGTTATACCTTTTGGTGAAGTAGAATATACTTTAAGATTCCAAGCTGTTGACAACCAATGGGGTGGTACTATAGGTGATACATATTATTGGGGTTGGACTGATGATCGTATTGGTGCTCAAGATTGGGATCCTGCTTATAACTGGTATGATACAGCAGATAACTTTACTGCTCCAGGTATAAGTGTTGGTAGTACTATGAATTCTCCTCCTGGTCCTCTAACAGGATGGTATCCAACATCTACACAAGCACAACCAACAACAACTGGATCATATGGTTCACAAGATAATTTGTATCAATTATGGTGGCCAGATGATACAAATACAGTTGATACAGAACACATAGGTTTTGGTAATGTTGGTGCTTCTGGTGTTGTTTTAGCAAAAGTTGAGTCCACACCACCACCATATGATTTAACACCACTTGCTGTTACTAATAGTCCAATTTCTTCAAAACTATTTTCAGTAACACCTGATCATCCTAATGGACCTAGACTAGATAGTGCGACAACATACAAATATGGTTTATTTGGTGCTCAAGATGAACTTCCTTCTGGTTATAGAAATTATTATCTAGATGCTGGTACAACTACATTACCATATGGTACACCAATACCAGTAACACCAGCAACAACTTCTGGTACTA